AGGATCCGGAAAAGACACAGTTGCAAATAGACTAGTGGAAAAACACGGCTATGTCAGAGATTCTTTTGCTAAAAGTTTGAAAGATGCTGTGGCTTCTATGTTCAATTGGGATCGTGAAATGTTGGAAGGAAACACAGATTCTAGTAGGCATTGGAGAGAACAGCCTGACAAGTTTTGGAGCGAACGTTTTGGTAAAACTGTGACCCCAAGATGGGTATTGCAATACTTTGGCACAGAAGTAATGCGTGGACAGATGTATGATGGCATCTGGATAGACAGTTGCATTGGAAGATACAAAGGACAAAACACCGTTATTTCAGACACAAGGTTTGTGAATGAAATCAAAACTATCAAAGCACACGGCGGCATAATACTTTGTGTAAAAAGAGGGGAATTGCCCACACAAAAACAAATGCAAGAACAAGGTGCTCAAAAATCTGAGTGGGATTGGTTAGACAGTGATTTTGATATTGTCATAGATAACACTGGCACAAAGGAGGATCTATATAAAGAAATTGACTTAATCGTCAGCAACAAGATCGCCCATACGCCAACCCAATCTACGAACACTGCTGAGCCTCTGGCAGTTAGCACAAATAGTTTTTAAATTATTGTAACTAGTATTCCGTAGATTTCCGTCAACAAAGAACACATCCAGTTGGCTCTGATCTTGTGCTTTAAATCCGCAGGTTTCACACTTCTTCAGTTTTTTATACCCAGAACGTTGTAAGGCAGTCACTCCGCCAATTTTTTTATTTTTGTGCTTCCTATTGCAACTATCACATAGACTACGCCAATATATTTTATGGCCTTTTTTGTAGGCATAGGCTCGAGGACGCGATTTGCATTTCGTACACAGTGGTCTTACGGAATCTATCATATAAACTATTTACGTCGCCTATATAGGTACCAAAATATGGTAAATTTTGTCGTAAAAACAGTATGATAATATAAATACTTCAGTATACGTATAACTTGCAAGGAGAAGACGTAAAATGGCAAATTTAACATCACCAGGAGTAGAGGTTTCCGTAGTAAACGAAAGTTTCTATGTACCATCAGATGCGGGTACAACACCTCTGTTTATAGTAGCATCTAGTCAAGACAAGAACAATGGAGCAGGCACAGGCACAGCGTCAGGTACAACAACTGCAAACGCTGGCACAGTATTCTTGCTTTCATCACAAAGAGAATTAACAGAAACATTTGGAGATCCAAAATTCTACACAGACGCATCAGGTAACCCAATTCATGGTTATGAATTGAACGAGTGGGGCCTACAAGCGGCTTACAGTTTCTTAGGAATTGCCAACAGAGCATATGTGTTAAGAGTAAATGTTGACACAGCAGGTTTAATAGGTAGCGCAACGCCTCCAACATCCGCTCCAGCAGATGGTACACACTGGTTTGACCTTGCATCAAGCAGTTATGGTATCTTCGAGTGGTCACAAACAGATCAAAAATTTACAGCGAAAACTCCTACATTAATTACAGCGGTTACTGACCTGGTAGGTAACAGTTCAACGGCGGCACCAAAAACATCAATTGGTTCTCCGGGAGATTACGCAATAAACACAACACACGTAAGCAATAAGATTTACAAAAAAACTTCATCAAACACTTGGGCGCAACTTGGCTCTAGTGCTTGGCATTTATCTTTACCGGTTGTTTCAGTGGCATCAGGCACAACAGTTACTGGTTCTGCAACAATGCAGGTAAATGGTGTTCAAATACAGACAGGCGGAACTGCATTATCAGATGTTAAGACAGCATTTGATACAGCAAATGTTCCAGGAGTAAGTGCATCAGTAAACAGCACAACTGGCAACTTAGAAATTTTCCATAACGGTTTAGCATTTGGAGATTCTACAGCAGGTTTCAACACTATAAGATTTGAGGAAGGTAGTGGATTATTAGCAGAACTAGGAATTTCAGCAGGAACTAAAAATGGACCTAAATTCTTACAAGCGCCACACACGTCAAGACCAACGTGGAAAACAGCAGATGAGGATAGACCAAATGGTTCAGTATGGTTTAAAAGCACAGCACCAAATTCTGGTACAAATATTGTTGTAAAATTATACAGCGCGTCAACAGGTGTATTCAGTACTGTTGCGGCACCTTTACATGCTACTAATCATCAAGCAATTTTCAAACTTGACCCAACAAATGGTGGTACTGCGATTGCGGCAGGAACACTGTATACACAATTCAATATAACAGAACAAAGTGTGGACGGTCAAGCAGACACAACGCCGAATGTTGGTGACTTCCAAGTATTCAGATACGAAGGTGGACAGACAGTCATTAGTTCTAAAACAACTCATCCAACATTCACACACAATGAAACTTTCACAGTCAGAGAATCATTAAAAAATCAAGAGGCTCTCGACACTGCCAAGACAGTGACAATCCAATCCAGTGATGGCTCTACATTGGCTGACAAAGAAGACTTTGTCACGGCCTTTACAGCGGCAGGGTTCACAAACTTGGTTGCTAGTGTTATAACAGAAGGCGAGTTTACAGGTGCGATCAAAATCACTCACAAGTTAGGCGGCGAATTTAGAATGAATCAAACATCAGGCACACCGCTTGATGATGCAGGACTAGGAGTATCACAAGCACACCCATATGGTGGCTTTACAGCAAACTCATCAACTTTAGTTGACAATTTATATGTTGCACCAGCAGGTGACTCAGAAGATTCAACTGTGGGTAATGAAGTGATAGCATCAAACTTTAAAAGACTAAGTTACACTGCAAGTATAAATGCTCCAACAAGTGAGCCAACTGATGGCACACTTTGGTATGACACAAAGATTGACGAAGCAGACATATTGGTACATGACGGAACTGCATTTAGAGGTTACAAAAATGTATACTCTAATACAGATCCAAATGGACCACAGTTTAGTGCTACCGCTCCAACTACGCAGTCAGATGGAACACCACTAGTTGACAATGACTTATGGATTGATACTAGCGATCTTGAAAACTATCCAAAACTATACAAATACAACTCAACAGCAACAATTAGTTCGACTAACACATCGAACCAAGTCGCAGTAACAACATCAGGCGCGGCATTTGAGTTGGTAGACAAAGCAGATCAAACTACCGAGGATGGTATTGTGTTTGCAGATGCTAGATACCATACAGACGCAGAAAAGAGAGCAAACAACGAAACTGATGCAGGTCATGCCTCAAGCATAAAAGATCTGCTAAGTGACAACTTCTTAGATCCGGATTCACCAGATCCAAGTCTATTCCCGCAAGGAATACTACTATGGAACACAAGAAGAAGTGGATACAATGTGAAAGAATACAAAAACAATCACATTACAACATCAAAATATCCAAGATCAGGCTCTACAGGACTAGGAAACATTAGATTTAGTAACGAATCAGTTGCAGGTTATTATCCTGACAGATGGGTAACAAAATCTTCCAACAATGCAGACGGTTCAGGAACATTTGGTAGAAAAGCACAGAGACAGGTTATTGTAACACAACTTAAATCTGAGATAGATACCAATCAAGCAATTAGAGAAGACCAAAGAGGTTACAATGTAATTGCTGTACCAGGATACCCTGAATTGATCCAAAACATGATTGACTTGAACACTGACAGGAACAACACAGCATTTGTGGTTGGTGATACACCTTTAAGACTACCAGGCAATGCAACAGCAATACAAAACTATGCTTTGAATACAGCCGGAGCACTTGACAATAACGAAGATGGTTTAGTAAGTTCAAGTGATCATTTAGGAGTATTTTATCCAGCAGGTCTAACAACAGACAATGCAGGTAAGAGCATTGTAGTACCACCAAGTCACATGATGCTAAGAACTTTGGCAAACAACGACAACGTGGCATTCCCATGGTTTGCACCAGCAGGAACAAGACGTGGATTAGTTGACAATGCAACAGCAGTTGGATTTATTGATGCCGCTACTGGCGAATTCCAGCAAATATCAGTGACTGAATCAGTCAGAGATTCAATGCATGAAGTCAAGATCAATCCGATTACATTCTTTGCTGGATCAGGTATTGTAAACTTTGGTAACTTGACTAAAACAACAGCAAGTTCGGCCTTAGACAGAATTAACGTATCAAGATTGGCAGTGTATCTAAGAACACAATTAGATCTTATTGCTAAACCGTTTATCTTTGAACCAAATGATGAACTGACAAGAAACGAATTGAAACAAGCAATCGAGTCTTTCTTGTTAGAACTAGTTGGTCAGAGAGCGTTGTTTGACTTCCTAGTAGTTTGTGATGACACAAACAACACATCTACTAGAATAGACAGAGGTGAACTGTATGTGGACATAGCGATTGAACCTGTGAAATCAGTTGAGTTTATATACATACCATTAAGAATCAAAAACACAGGGGAAATAGCAAATTTAGGGAACTAGATTTGGATAAATAGGAGAAACAAATGGCAATATCAACTTTATCAAAATTTACAGTACCACTAGCAAACAATCAAAGTTCAGCATCACAAGGCCTATTGATGCCAAAACTTCAGTATCGTTTTAGAGCGATCCTTGAAAATTTTGGAGTATCAACACCACGTTCAGAACTTACAAAACAAGTAATGGACATAACAAGACCTAATTTGACTTTTGACAAAGTGACACTAGATGTGTACAACTCAAGAGTTTATGTAGCAGGTAAACACACTTGGGATCCAATCACAATCACTCTTAGAGATGATGTTAACAACTCAGTTAGCAAATTGGTTGGTGAGCAAATTCAGAAACAGTTTGACTTTTTTGAACAAGCAAGTGCGGCATCTGGTATTGACTACAAATTTACTGGTAGAATTGAAATGTTAGATGGTGGTAACGGAGCAAGTGCACCTACTGTTTTAGAAACTTGGGAATTATACGGTGCATATATTGAGAACGTTAATTACAATTCACTAGCATACAACACTTCAGAACCAGCAACAATTACATTGTCAGTACAATATGACAATGCAGTACAGACTCCACAAGGCACAGGTATAGGAACAGCAGTTGCAAGAACACTCGGTACATTAACAACCGGTGGTTAATAAAAATTAAGTTAGCAATTATAACATTAAAAGCGTCTTTATAGGCGCTTTTTTTGTGGCTATAAATAACATTATGCCAAAGATCAACGAGTACTTACAAGGGTTCATAGACAACCAACCAGGGTTAAAAGATTTTACTCACGCATCTAGATTGTATTTGGATGACAATTTTAAACTTGCACCCAAAAATAAATTTTTATTTCACGTTGTATTCAACACAGACGAAACACTGTTTTTTAATGGATTTAATACAGAAGAGAGATACCAACTGAATATGTTGGTCAAAAATGCTGACCTTCCACGTTATGGAATGAACATAGAAGAAAAAATTCAATATAACAAAAAAATGTATGCCGCCACAAGAATACAGTATGAACCTGTTAATATCACTTTCCATGATGACCAGGCAGACACTGTAAATGCATTTTGGAAAAAATATTACGAATATCACATCGCAGACTCCGTGGCCATGAACAGTGATCGAACGATTTCTGTCACAAAAGATGATGCCTATGATTCTATAGATACGAAAACAATAACAAAATTTGGAATGGACACTCCTGCGGCAAGGAAAAAACCTTATTTAAAAAGCATTGAATTGTTTACCTTACACAAAAAAAGATTCACATCAATGACTTTAGTAAATCCCGTAATTGGATCATTCAGTCACGACACGTTGGATCAAACTGACGGGGCAGGCATCCTGTCTAATACCATGCAGATATTTTATGAAACTGTAATTTATAAATCAGGAATTGTTAACAAAGTAGCGGTGCCAGGGTTTGCAACGTTGAATTACGACAACGAACCTTCACCATTGACAGTGTTGGGCAGAGGCACAAATTCTATTTTTGGTCCAGGTGGTATTGTGGACGGCATAGGTTCAACAATAAGAAGTTTTCGGGAAGGAAACATTCTGGGTGCCATATTGAGTGCCAGTAACACGTACAACCGTGCAAAAAAAATAAAAAAAGCAAATGTTAAACAAGAATTAAGAGGCATTGCTAAAAAAGGTGTACGAGAAGTGGCTAAACAGGCAGGCTCTATTTCAAATCCAGTGGCACAGTTTGCTGTTGGTGCCGTGGCATTGGTCGGTTTGCGTAAAGGCACTGCTAAAGGCACAAACGATCAACAAAACAAAGCAAACACAAGAACTATTACCACACCACAACTCAACACCAGTTTGTACCTTACACCAGACGAAGCATTTAATCTTGTAAATAACAATGCCACTGTGAAAGACAAAGTGGCCGCAGGCATATATTTCAAAGACATTGGTTCGAGAAAAAATTTAACTGTGGCTCAAAGTGATGTGGAATTCGCGAATGCAAGTTCAACAGTTAAATCCGTATACCAAAACAAATCAATCACAAATGTGAGAAAACTTGTCACTGATGGATATCTAAAAATTTCAAGACAGACACTTAACGTAAATATTGAAGTAGAGAAAGCAAATATCTAATGACCGAAATATACACAAACTTGCCACCTAAAGAAGATAACAGTTTAGACGAAACTATTAAAAAATTAACTACTACCAATTACGAAACTGAGTTTGAATTCAACGCTGGACAATATGATGCCGCGATTGCTTTTTTTGTAAAAAGAGGTTTTGCTAGGACAGCCGCAGAATCTACTGCTTATGTGATATTGGCACAGGCCAAAATTGATCAAGTCAATCCGCAAGAAGTCTTAGACAAACTTTCAGGAGTCAGCGATGCTGAATTATCAGAAATAATGACCATAATACTCAACGCCAACAGATACAAATCCAGTAGGTTGGGTGTAAGACAAACTCTCACCACTAAGGATACTGTGTCTAGAAATATACTAGACTAATGTTGCCAAGATTTGCCAAAGGAAAATTTT